AGCATCGCATTGGCGATGGCATCGCGCAGCCGGGTGTCGGTGATATCGGTGGGGATGCGCATCGCCTCTCGTGCGCCGGACAGGGACAGGGCCGGCCAAAAGCCATCGAAGGGGATGGCATCGGGCAGCGCCGCCGGTGCGGCGGGACCGGCGGGGGGAAGGGAGAGGAATCCGGACATTGGTGCGATCTCCCTTTCTTGTCTGCTCGCCCTTGCGGGCGTTGGTACGGCGCCCTTGCGGGCGGGAATTTACGGCGGTGGGGGGAGAGTGCCGGTTGCCTTGGCCGGAGCCTTGCAGCCTGCCTTCTCCCCGCCGCCGAGCGCCGGGGGCGAGTGGTTTAGCCGGGTGGCTGTTCGGGTGCGGGCGCGTCCTTCTTCAGGGCGCGCTCGAGGATTTCGATGTTGCGCTTGACGCCGGCACGCGGATCGAGCGCCAGGGCGCGGCGCAGGCGGGCGATGGCCTCCGTCCGCGTCGCGGGCACGAAGCCGGCGATGAGGTTGGCATCGTCCGTGGTGACCGTGTCGGCATTGTGCGCAAGGGTAAGGCCGATGGCCTTTTGCAGTTTGGCCGCCACCTGGTCCGGCATGTCATGGCCGTGCACGACGCCTTCGAGAAATTGGAGGATGGCGATGGCATCGGGCACCGGGTTGCCGGCGCCGATTGCAGTGAGCATGGCATCGGCAATTTCTTCGGTGACAAACGTCGCAGGCGTTCGGTCAAAGCGTTGCGGCAGCACCAGGCGGAAGCGCAGGACATGTTCCGCCAGGGTGATGGCATCGAAATACATGCCGACATCGATCAGCCAGGGCAGGATGTTGACGACGATTTCATCCTGCACGGCCTGGCCGGTTTCGCGGGCCTGGGTGAGAACGCCTTCGATCCATGCGCGATAGTTGGGCAGCAGCTCGCGCTTGAGCTCGATCTTCTTCTCGATCGACTGGATGGCCTTGAGGCGCTGGCGATCCTCTACCAGCTGCATCAGCATCTGTTCATAGGCGGTGGCCGCCGCGCCGCTGGTCGGCGGCGGCGCGGCGACACCGGGCAGGGCCGCGTTGGCGGCCATGGCGGCGAGGATGCGTTGCTGATGCGCGCGAGCCGGGCTCATCATCACACCTGAACGATGTTTTCGACCAGCGCCGCGGCGCCCAGTTCCTCGATGACATAGGCATCGTTCGAGGAGCTGAAGTTTTCGATGCGGTCGCGCTTGGGATTGTCGATGACCATGCGGCGGCGCTTGCCGTCCTGATAGTAGATCGACAGGTTGGACGGATTGGTGATGAACACCCCGTTCGGGATCATGTACGGCGCCGTCGCCGCCTGGATGCCGCCGAGTTTCTTTTCCGCCAGCAAAGCGTTGACGGCCAGGGTGTTGACCGCATCGGCGTTGAGGGCCGAATCGAGGAGGCTGAAATATTTGTCGTGCAGCAGTTCACGGCCGACATAGACGCGCAGGCCGGGATCTTCGCGATAGATGGGGTCGAGCAGCTGCACGGCATCATAGACCAGCGAATCGAGCGAGCGATAATCGGCGCCGGCGGCCCCGACCTTGACTGCATTGGCGCCGGTGCTGGGGCCATCGGACAGGACGCGCTGTGGCGCTTCGAGGCGCAGGTGCTGCAGCCAACCGATGTTGACATCCTGAAGCAGGGGATTGGCGCCCAGATTGGTGGTGGCCGCCGCCGACACGCCGCGGAAGCCGATCAACATGCGGTCCAGCGCCTCCCGCTCGATGATGGCATTGCGCAGGCGAGTTTCGAAATCCGGGAACTTGGCCCACATATCGATGACCGCATAGCGGCGGTGCCAGTCACTGTTGGTCTGCTTGCAGGTATAGGTGCGGCTGTCGAGGGCCTGCGGATCGCGGGTGGCACGATCGGCCTGGGTGGTATCGGTGCGGCTTGCCAGCGGTCCATCGACGCCCATGCCGAGCAGTTCGCCGGTGAGTTCCTGGACGGGCACGATGTTGATGGTTCGCAGGAAATCGCTGCTTTCCTGAATCTTGGTCTCCACGGTCTGCTGAACCGATGGCGCCACCGTGAATTTGGTGTCGGCCGAGGGCACACCGTTCAGCGACGCAATACGCTCCTGAAAGGCGATGAATTTCTTGCGGGTCTCGTTCAGCATCGGGCGGGTCCTTTAGCCGTGGGGCGGGGCCAGGGTGGGGTGTCTGGGTGGGGGCGTTTCGTCAGAGGGTTTGGCAGGTGGCTATCAGCAGTCAGTGACGGGGTTGCCAGCGCCGCCGGGCGCGGGCGGGCGCTGCTGGTTGGCATCGGTGTTGCCGAGGCGGGTGGTGAGGGCGGCGAGATCGTCGGCGACCTTTTTGGTTGCGGCGGCCTGATCGGCGGCGAGCTTGGTCAGCGTGTCGGGCAGGGCGGCCAGGGCTGTGGCCATGGCGGCGACATTGGTGGCCAGCTGGGCGTTGTCGTTGGCGGGGACCGGTTCCGGCTTCGGTTCCGGCTTCGGCTCGGTTTCGGCCGGGGGCTTGTTGGCGAAGTGGGCGATCAGCGATTTGAAGCCGGCGACGATGGCGCTGGCTTCGCTGGCCGGGGCGGGGTCCATGCCTTCAACCTCGATGTTGGTTTCGAGGGCGGGCGAATAGGCGTTGTTCGATGCCTTGGCAGCGAACTGCAGGCGCTCGGTGCCGAGGCTCGCCGGGGAATCGGTGCAGGCGATGCCGACGAGATAGGCCTTGCCGGTGCCGGCGAAATTCTCGTTGACCTCGATCGAGGTGTAGACCTTCTGGCCGGCCTTGTTGATCCGGCTGAATTCGTTGTTGGGGGTGATCTGGGCGAACAGGGCGAGCTTGCGCTCGGTCTTGCCGCCAATCTCGATATCGATTTCCTCGGTCTTCAGGGCGGTGACATCGCCATAGCTGAAGAACGGCTTTTCCGGGCTGAAGCCGCGCAGATGTTCGCAGTTGATGCGGGCGCCATAGGTCTGCGGATTGTAGGTGGCGGCCATTTCTTCGAGCCAGTTCCGCTTGATGGTGCGGCCATCGACGGTGGCGCCTTCAACGGCGACGCGGAAGAATTTCGAAGTGGCCATCGTGATCGGTCCCTTGTTGCGTTTTTGGGCGCGGGTTGGGGTTGGAATGGCCGCAACAAGCGAGGGGAGAGGGTCAGACTTCAAGCCGGGCGCTTTGTGCAAAGGCTTCGCACAAATCGCGGGGCGGGAGTGACCGGGGCCGGGGTGTTTAGCGTCCGGCGCAGCCATGGACCTGAAGCCGCCATCATTCGACAGCCGTCGCCGCGCCCGCGCCCTTTACTGGATCGGGTGGCGGGTGACCGACATTGCCGAGGAGCTGGGCCTGAAACGGGCAACCGTCGAGGCGTGGAAGCAGCGCGACAAATGGGACGAGGCGCAGCCGGTCAAGCGCATGGAGGAGACGACGGAGGCGCGATATTGCGCGCTGATCGTCAAGGAGGTGAAGACCGGCAGCGATTACAAGGAAATCGATCTGCTTGGCCGGCAGATCGAGCGGTTTGCACGCGTACGGCGGTATGAGGAGCCGGGCGGGCATGAGGGCGACCTGAACCCCAAGGTCGGCAATCGCAACGCCGCGCCGAAGAAGAAGCCGGGGCGTAACCATTTCACCGATGAGCAGGCCGAGCAGCTGCGCGCCAATTTCGAGAAGGTGCGCTTTGGCTATCAGGACCAATGGTACCAGGCCAAGGACCAGCGGACGCGGTTCATTTTGAAATCGCGGCAGATCGGTGCGACATTCTATTTCGCATTCGAGGCACTGGTCGATGCGATCGAGACCGGCCACAATCAGATTTTCCTGTCGGCATCGAAGAGCCAGGCGCATATCTTCCGCGCGTACATGATCCAGTTCGCCGCCGAGGTGGGGGTGAAGCTGACGGGTGACCCCATCATCCTGTCGAACGGGGCCGAGCTGCATTTTCTGGGCACCAATGCGCTGACGGCGCAGGGATATCACGGCAATTTCTATTTCGATGAATGCTTCTGGGTCTATGGCTTCAAAAAGTTGAAGAAGGTCGCCAGCGGTATGGCGGCGCAGAAGAAATACCGCCGAACCTTCTTTTCGACGCCATCGAGCATCACGCATGAGGCGCATGAATTCTGGTCTGGTGCCGATTTCAACAAGGGCCGCGCCAAGCCCGACCAGGTCGATATCGACACCAGCTGGCGGGCGCTGAAGGGCGGCAAGCTGTGCGCCGATGGCGTGTGGCGGCAGATCGTGACGTTGACCGATGCCGAGGCCGGCGGGTGCGACCTGTTCGACCATGACGAGATCCGGCGCGAGAACAGCGTCGAGGATTATGCCAACCTCTACGATTGCCAGTTCACCGACGACACGCTGTCGCAATTCCCGCTGACGATGATGCAGGGATGCCAGGTGGACAGCTGGATCGCCTGGGCGGCCGATTATCAGCCGTTCGCGGCGCGGCCCTATGCCGGCGAAGTGTGGATCGGGTACGACCCCAACGAGAGCGACAAGGGCGATGATGCCGCGCTGGTGGTCATCGCGCCGCCGCGGGTGACAGGCGGCAAGTTCCGCCTGCTCGAGCGGGAGCGGATGCGCGGCCTGGATTTCGAGGACCAGAACCGGCTGATCCGCAAATATGCGGCCAAGTACAGTGTGACCCATATCGGCATCGACAAGAAGGGCGTGGGGGCAGCCGTCTATCAGCTGGTGCAGAAGTGGTTCCCGACCGTGACGGGCATCGAATATTCGGTGCCGGTGAAGACGCGCATGGTGCTGCACGCCAAGAATATCATCAGCCGGCGCCGGTTCGAATATGACGCCGGGTGGCATGACGTGACCCAGAGTTTCATGGCCATTCGCAAGGTGATGACCGCAAGCGGCGAGCAGGCGACCTACAAGGCCGTGCGCGGCGGCGGCGTTGGCCATGCCGATGTCGCCTGGGCGATCATGCATGCCCTGGACGCGGCGCCGCTGGACGGCAGCGAGAGCCCGATTTCGAAATCCATCATGGAGATGAGCTGACATGAGCGACGAACAGAGCGTGAGCGGGCAGGATATCGTGCTGCATCGGGAAGTTGCCGAGTCCAGCACCGAGCCCGGCAAGCCGCCGGCCATGCAGGCCTTTGCCTTTGGCGACCCGGAGCCGGTGCTCGATCGCCGCGAGTTCCTCGACAGCCTGGAATGCTGGCGCAACGGGCGGTGGTACGAGCCGCCGATCTCGATGCATGCGCTGTCGCGGTCGTTCCGGGTGGGGCCGCACCATTCGAGTGCCATCTATGCCAAGCGCAACATGATGTCGTCGCGGTTCATTCCAAGCCGCTGGATGGACCGGGAGACGTTCGAAGGCCTGGTGCTGGACTTCCTCGCGCTGGGCAATTGCTATGTCGAGGAGCGGCAATCGCTGCTGCGCGAGCCGATGCGGTACCAGCGATCGATGGCGCGCTACACCCGCCGCGGGGTGGAGCCGGGGACGTTCTTTTTCGTCGAGGACTGGCGGGTGGAGACGGCGCTGCGGCCGGGCAGCGTGTTGCAGATCATGGAGGCCGACCTCAACCAGGAGATTTACGGGATCCCGGATTATCTGTCGGGCCTTCAGTCGGCGTTCCTGAACGAGGGGGCGACGCTGTTTCGGCGGCGCTATTACCTCAACGGCTCGCACGCCGGCTTCATCATGTATGTCAGCGACCCGGCGCAGAACGAGAAAGATATCGAGGCGATGCGGCAGGCGCTGAAGGACAGCAAGGGGCCAGGCAATTTCCGCAACCTGTTCATGTACTCGCCCAACGGCAAGAAGGACGGCATCCAGATCATCCCGATCAGTGAGGTGGCGGCCAAGGATGAGTTTTTGGGCATCAAGAACACCACCCGCGATGACGTGCTCGCCGCGCACCGGGTGCCGCCGCAGCTGCTCGGCGTGGTGCCGCAGAACAGCGGCGGCTTTGGCGATGTCCTGCGGGCGACCGATGCGTTCTATTGGGCGGAGATCGCGCGGCTTGAGCTGAAGTTCAAGAGCGCGATCAACCGCTGGGCGAATGCTCTGGTGGTGGATTTCGAGCCCTATGTGGCGCGGGCGGCCGGGGTGCCGGCGGCTGCATCTGGGGCTTGAGGCAGGTCGAAATTGCTGATGATGAGCTCGGCGGCGTCCTTGGCGCCGTTGTTTTTCGCCGAGATGGTGTAGCTGGTCGATACCGGCGTGAGCCGGAAGCCGGCGAACAGGGCGCGGACGGCCGGGTTGTCGTTGATCGACAGGATGAACTTGCCGGCGATCGTCCCCAGCTGGGCGGCGAGGCGGGCGAAGTCATCCGGGCTGAAGACGCCGGGGCCGTAATCGCCCTCGTTCCCCCAATAGGGCGGATCGAGATAGAACAGCGTTCCCGGCTTGTCGTAGCGGGCGATGAAGGTGGCGTAGGGCAGTTGCTCGATGACGACGCCGGCCAGACGTTCGTGCAGATCGGCGAGCATGGGCTCGAGCTTGGTGACGTTGAAGCGGGCCGAGCTTAGGGCATCGACGCCGAAGCTGCGCCGGGCCACTGTGCCGCCGAAGGCCAGGCGCTGGACATAGAGGAAGCGCGCGGCGCGTTGCAGATCGGTGAGGGTGGCTGGATCGGTGGCGACGAGCCTGTTGAATTCAGCGCGGCTTGCCAGGCGCCAGCGCAGCATGTCGATGAAATAGGGATAATGCTCCTGCAGGACGCGGAACAGGGTGACGACATCGGATGAGATGTCGTTGATCCGTTCCGCGTGCGCGCGTTTCGAGCGGCGGAGGAAGATGCCGCCCATGCCGACGAAGGGCTCGGCATAGGTCGTGTGCGGGGTGGCGTCGATGATGGCGCAGATACGGCGGGATAGATTCCGCTTGCCGCCGATATAGGCCGCGGGCGGCGCAACGGCACTGGTGGATTTGGGGAGTGGCTTTGTCATGGCAGGCCTGCTGATTGCCCTTGCCGTGTGCACGGCAGGGTGATGGTTCGCGCCTTCATGGGGCGCGGGCTGTGCAGGTGCAGGCCTGCGGTGGAGGGCGTTAGCGCGCCCTCCACCCCCCTCAAGACGCTGGCGTCGGGGCGCAAGCAGAGCGGGTTGTGCGAAGGCTTTGCACAAAGCGCAGGCGCCACCAGGGCGCGTAGAGCATCGATCAGACCGCTGTTGGATGATGTAACCAGACAGGTGAACGGCGGAGGCGTGCGCCGTGCAGCGCCGCGCTTGGCCCCCCGCCTCGCCCTCGGGCTTCACGGGTGGGAAATGATGCATCGACGGTGCCGCCCTGGTGCAAATGGGGAAGACCAAGGGGACGAGGGGCCGCGCCGTGGTTTTCGGTGATGCGCGGTGATGCAGGCAGGCCGGGTGTCCAGAGATGCGTGTCGTGTCGATCGAGCGCCTCGAAATCTCGAAGGGGTGAAGGCAATCGCCTAATGTTTCTAACCTCTCCCGAACGCGATTTATAAGCCGCTGATATTGCGCCGTTTCTTGATAAGATTTTGCACCTAACCTCAACCTAATCTCGCCCGCCCATTCTCCTTATGTAATTGAGATAATTGAATAATTGTTTTTGATATTGTTAGGAAGGCGGCGTCTAACTTGGTTAGGTCGATGTTAGGAACATTGTTAGGTGATTTCGTTAAAGAAATCAGTGACGTAAGGTAGATTAGGTTTTTGCCGCGACCCCTGTAGCCGGTGGCGGGCAGCGCGCTCGTTTTATGGTTTGCGCTCTCGACATGATCGAAAGCGCTGGCGGCTCGAGGCCAGGGCCAGCGACCAGAGCGGGCTGAAGATGAGGGGGGTTAAGCGGCGAGGGTGATGGTCATATGGGACTGGCTGTTGCGGGTCCCCGCAACCATCTTTCCAGTCGCATTTTCACCCCCGCCGGTCATCCGTCGGGGGTTTTCGTCTGTTCTGCGCGAATGCGATCAGCTTCGCCGGAGAGGCAGCGATCTCGGCCTGCAGTCCGACGTCTTCGTCCGAAAGCGTGGTAATCGATGTCGCCAGTTCCTTGAAGACCTTGGCCGCTTCTGCTGCGCCCTTCGGGCTCAGCTCCACAGGCCATTGCTTCACCTGCGCCCCTGCACAACAATACCTGCCCGTCCCTCTCCCCGCTGGATGAATTCACGGGGTCACGTCACGGTCGCACAATTGTGACACGGCCGTCATGCAACCTTCAAAAAGGCTTTCTAGAATATTTGCGAAGCTGACGGCTGAACGGCCGCTGGCTTGACTGGGCGCAATGTTTTCCGGGGTGTTCGCAATCGTTGGTCCCGGTCGGGCTGACCGGTGTCGCGATGGCGCTGCTCTGGCAGCATTCTTTCCGATCTTTGCTTCTTGCGGCTTCAAGGATTTCGACATGGCAGTTCTGGGTGACATCGCGCTGGTGGGCTTCAAGGCCGATAACCCCGACACGATGGCCTTTGTCCTGCTCGCCGACCTGTCAGGGGAAACCATCACCTTCACCGACAATGGCTGGCTGTCGGCGGGCGGGTTCCGCAGTGGCGAAGGAAGCGTCAGCTACACGGTGCCGGCCAACACGCCGATCGGCACGGTGGTGACGCTGACCAATGTCGGCACCATGGCCTTTTCCAGCGACGGCGACCAGATCATCGCCTATGTCGGCACCGCCGCCAACCCGACGGTGCTGTTCGCCCTGGATTTCGCCGATGGCAACACCAGCTTTGCCGCCAATGCGACCACGTCCAACACCTCGGCCGTGCCCACTGGCCTGACGGCCGGCTCCAATGCGCTTGCCTTCGCCTTCGACAATGGCGCCTATACCGGCGCGCTGTCCGGCACGCGCGCCGAGATCCTCGCCAATATCGCCAACCCGGCCAATTGGACGACGAACGACACGACCGGCGTGGCCTACCCCGGCAACTTCACCATCACCGGTGGCGGCGTGACCGCTCAGGTAACGGTGAACGATGTCAGCATCACCGAAGGCGACGCCGGCACCAGCCTGTTGACCTTCACCGTCACCCGCAGCGACGCCAGTTGCGCCTTCACGGTCGATTATGCGACGGCCAATGGCACGGCCACGGCGGGCACCGATTATGTGGCCGCGACCGGCACGCTCACTTTCGCCGGCGGCGGCGCGCTCAGCCAGACCGTGTCGGTGACGATCAACGGCGACACGCTGGCGGAAGCCAACGAGACCTTCAGCCTCGCCCTGTCCAACCTCGTCAACAGCAGCGGCACTGCGGCGATCAGCGACGCCACCGGCCTCGGCACGATCACCAACGACGACATCAGCCTGGTGGCGATCAACGCGATCCAGGGCGCGGCTCATGTCTCGCCGCTGGTCGGCCAGGTGGTGACGACGCGCGGCATCGTCACGGCGGTCGATACCAACGGTTTCTACATCCAGGCGGCCGATGCCGATGTCGATGGCAATGATGCGACCTCGGAAGCCATCCTCGTCTTCACTGGCACCGCCCCGGCTGTCGCGCTCGGCGACCGGGTGCAGATCAGTGGTACCGTCACCGAATTCGTGCCCGGCGGCGCCAGCAGCGGCAATCTGTCGACAACCCAATTGACCGGGCCGTCGGTTTCGGTGCTGAGCAGCGGCAATGCCCTGCCGACGGCAATCATCCTCGGCGCCGGTGGCCGTGCGGCGCCGACCGAAATCATTGACAACGACAATTTCAGCGTCTTCGATCCCGCCAGCGACGGCATCGATTTCTATGAAAGCCTGGAAGGCATGCGGGTGACGATTCCCGCGCCGCTGGTTGTCGCGCCCACCACCAGCTTCGGCGAGATCTACACGGTGGCAGACGGCGGCGTCGGCGCTACCGGCCTGTCGGCGCGTGGCACGATCGTGACCAAGGGCAGCGTGGGCGATGGCCTTATCGTCACCAACACCGGG